AAGTTCTGGGATGCAAATGACCAGATAGCCCAAGCAAAGATAGAACACGAATCCAAGCCTTATGTAACTAAAGTGTTTGGTGCTGAAAGCGTAGAAGCCGAAGCTATGCAGATAACGATGGCTAAACACAAAGCAGCACAGATGGAGAAGGAACTGAGAGAGTTTCTAATCTACACAGGAGAAGGTGACTTTTACAGGGATATGTTGCGGGAACGCAGAAAGATAAAGCAACGTAGATTGGAACAGATAAGAGCAGCAGCACAGCGTAAGAAAGACTTGATAGACATAACGATAGTAGTTGTTGCAGCAGTGGTAGTAATAGGCACATTAGCAGCAGCCGTTTCAGCAGTAGCGAGTGTATAGATGACCGAACAAGAAATAGAAGACTTAATTGACAGAGCAGCCAGAGAAGGTGCTAAACAGGCACTGAGAAACATTGGGCTGTCTGACGAAGAAGCCTATGATGATGTCAAAGAACTAAGGTCTTTACTGGAGACTTGGCGTGACACTAAGAAGACTGTGGGTCAGACCATAGCTAGGATGCTAACTACTGCACTGTTGGCTGCTTTAGCTACTGGTGTTTGGATGAACTGGGGTGGTAAGTAATGCTAAATCTTATTGGTAGTCTAGCTGGCCCTATTGCTGGGATACTAGACAAGTTCATAGAAGACAAAGACAAGAAGGCTGCTTTGGCTCACGACATAGCTACTATGGCAGAGAAACACGCCCATGAGGTAGTCAAAGCACAGCTAGAGATAAACAAAGCAGAGGCTGAACATCCCTCTCTGTTTGTGTCAGGGTGGAGGCCAGCAGTAGGTTGGGTCTGTGTCTTAGGCATGGCAGGTAACTTTATTACTATCCCGTTTACTAACATGGTGCTAGAGCTACTAGAGTACGATGTGGTTATCCCACTGATTGACATGGAGACTCTGTTGCCTGTCTTGTTAGGTATGCTTGGCTTAGGTGCTATGCGCACTGTAGAGAAAGTTAAGCAGGTAGAGAGGAAGTCATAGTGCCTGAGTATTTTAATACTGATGATTTGTTACTAGGGACTGGAACGTCACCACAGCGTACTGACTTAAATGACAGTACCTCTGGTGGTGTCTTTGATATTTTTTCAACAAATGCTGGTCTTAGTTCTATGAACAGGGCTAGGGAGCAGTTGCAAGAAGAGTTAAATTACTTAAACAACATAAGGAAGATGATAAGGGATGTTGCTCTTGAGGGCGGTGCTTCTTGGGAAGATGCTAACCAAGCAGCTAATCAGGCTGTCCCCATAACTACTACTGAAGAAGAACTAGACATCTTTAAAGATACTACTGACTCTGATATACCAAAGACTCCTAAAGAGTTATTTCAAGAGTCACCGATAGAAGAAAAGCAAGCACAAATTCAAAGCATCTTAGATGAAAGCCCTGATGCTACTATTGATGACATTCTTAGAGTCATGCAGAACTGGGGTATTTCTGCTGAGCTATTTAAGTCTGCTACAGGTTATTATCCTAGAGACTATGTAGCTCAACGTGATGCTCCTCCTTCAACTGAACCGCCTTTTGAAAAGCCTGGGCAGGGAGAAGAACAAGGAGAAGATGATGGTCAATTAGGAGATGACACATCAGAAACAGAAGTTATTGATGATGATAGCAGGAAAATAGACGATGGTGATGGTGAGTGTCAGCCAAATTATGAAAGATGGAATGGCTCTTGTGTTGCTGTGTGTAATGCTGCTGCTGGCTATGTAAGAGATGAAGACCCTTCTTCCCCTTCTTATGGGTCATGTGTACTAATGGGTGACGGAGGAGGTGAGGGAGAAGGAGATAACGGAGGCGGTGATGATGACACTAAAGACAACGGAAAGTCTTGTGCTACTGGTTATGTCTATAAGACTTGTGCTACTGGTTATGTCTATGATGAAGCATTACAAAAGTGTGTTCCTATAAAGGAAGAAGAAACTGGAGATGGCGGTGACTTAAACGCTCCTACAGAAACAACAGTTACAGGCTTACCTCAGCAGCCTACAACAGAAACAGGAGGAGTAGGCGGGATGTTTGCTTTTGCTGCTCCTAGTCCTAACAGAACAACCTCAGAGGTACTAGCTCCTGACCTCTTTAAGATAGACGCTAACATACCATTAATAGGTAGACTAACACAGGCAAGTCCTATGGCTGCTCCACAGTATCTGTTGAGTGGCATATCACAGAGATACAAGGTGTAAGATGACATATTTAAACTTAGTAAACAACGTCCTAAAGAGACTGCGTGAGGCAGAGGTAACTACTGTAACGCAGAACACCTACTCTGCTATGATTGGAGAGTTTGTGAATGATGCTAAAGACTTTATAGAAGACTCTTGGGACTGGTCTGCTCTGAGGACTACCATCACAGTGTCTACTGTAGCAGATGACAACAGCTACTCACTGACTGGCTCAGGCATCAAAGACAAGCTGTTAGATGCTATCAACGATACCTCTAACGTCAGACTGAAGATGGACTCACTAGGTAAGTTCAACGAAAGACTACACATCTCAGGCACAGCCACTGGCGCACCTCTGTACTTTACCTTCTCTGGTGTGGACAGCAACGATGACAGAACAATCAATGTGTACCCTACGCCTAACGGTGTCTACTCTCTGCGCTTTGACCTGACTGTAAAGGAAGACAAGCTGTCAGAGGATGCCACAGACTGCGTACTGCCTCCTAGCCCTATCATACACTTAGCGACTGCTATGGCTGTACGTGAGCGTGGTGAGACTGGTGGTACTTCTACACAGGAATACTTTGCCATAGCTAATACCAGCCTGTCTGATGCTATAGCTTTAGATGCTGGACACTTCCCACACGAGACTGAGTGGAGAGCCGTTTAATGGCACAACAGTTACAGAACATTACCATTGCAGCTCCCGGCTTCTTTGGTATTAACACACAGGACTCGCCCATAGGACTTAATCCGTCCTTTGCGTCTATTGCAGATAACTGTGTGATTGACCAGTATGGTCGTGTTGGTGCTAGGCAGGGCTATACAGAGGTAACTACCAACGGTGCTTCTGTGCTTGGTTCTAGTGTTGGCTTAGAGATGATACATCAGTACAGAGACTCGGATGGTAATGAGGTTATTCTGTCTGCTGGTAACAATAAGATATTTACAGGTAGTACAACATTAGTAGATGCTACTCCTGCTGCTTACAGCATAACAGCTAACAACTGGAAAGCAGTCAACTTTAATGACCATACTTACATGGTGCAGCGTGGCTATGAGCCTTTAATGTACTCAGACCATGCTGGTGTGGTAGAGCCAATGTCTAGCCATGCACACGCTACAGGCACACCTCCAGAGGGTAACGAGATACTTGCTGCTTATGGTAGAATATGGATAGCTGACTTTGAGACTGATAAATCCACTATCTACTGGTCTGACCTGCTGAACGGCTCAGGCTTCTCTGGTGGCTCTCACGGCTCGTTAGACGTTACCAAGCACTGGCCTAACGGGTATGACGAGATAACGGCTCTGGCAGCCCATAATGGCCTCCTAGTGATATTCGGGAAGAACTCTATCCTTATCTATGAGGGTGCAACAGACCCTTCTACAATGTCTTTAGCTGACACCGTAGGTAACATAGGCTGTGTTGCTAGAGATACAGTACAGAACGTAGGTACTGACCTTGTGTTCCTTAGCTCTACAGGCGTTAGGTCTTTGGCTAGAACGATACAGGAAAAGTCAGCACCTCTCAGGGATATTAGTAGGAATGTCAGGAACGACTTAACAACAACATTGGCTGCTGAGACAGGCAACATTAACTCTGTCTACAGCCAAGAGAATGCTTTTTATCTAGTCAACTTCCCATCACAGAACATTGTGTACTGCTTTGACATAAGGAGTCCACTAGAGGATGGAAGTTATAGGGCTACCACATGGAGCCAGATAGACCCTCTGTGTTTCCATAGGCTAGAAGATGGTACGTTATACTTTGGACACAGCACAGGTATCACTAAGTACGAAGGCTATAACGATGATGGCTCTCAGTACACACTGAGCTACTTTAGTAATCCGCTAGACTTTGGTAATGCTGCGAATCTAAAGTTTCTTAAGAAGTTTACTCTTACTATCATTGGTGGGCAGAACACTCAGGCTGTACTTAACTGGGGTTATGATTATAGCTCATCCTATACCAAAGAGACTTTTACTTTTGCTGACAAGAAGATTGCAGAATATGG